CTTGAGACCATATCGCTGAAGATCCTCCGGGAGGGGACGGCCGGAGCGTACACGGACATCCTAAACCTCGTATCGGGGATCAACAAAGCCCTGATGGATCAGAACGGCCTAACGGAAAAAGGTCGAAAGGCCGTCGAGTTGATGCAGCTCGGCTGGGACGCCGTGAAAACGGCGGCGGTAGGCGTCTACAACGCCTTCTCGTGGATCGACGACAAGCTCTCCAAGATAGCGACCAACTGGGCGAAGATCATCGAGGCGTCCGGGAATTACGTCGCCCCGATCGAAGGCGCCATTGGGACGATCACGGAAGAAGACCTATTCTCGCAGATGCGGGCGCAGGGTAAGTCCACTCTTACCGGAAAGATCTCATCCATCCTGAAGCCCAATCCGGACGATCCACTCAAGCTTGCCCCCAGCCCGTCGCAGCTCACCGATCAGCAACTCAAAGCCGCCGAGCACATCCAGAAAATGGTCGAGGATATGGCGGACAAGGTCTCCGTGGAGCGAGCGCGGGAGCGCGGGGGAGAGGTCGAGGCGGCGTTCGAGAAGGCCCGGATCGACTGGATCAACCGGAACCGTGGCGTCATGGCGGCGGCGGAAGCGGCAGGCAAAGCGGCGGATATGGAGGCCGTGAACCTCGCCCTGCGGCTGTCCGACGAACAGCGGACTGACGACGAGATCAAGGCGCTCGAAAAACAGCGCGACGCGGCCATAAAGATCACACAGAAAACCGTCGACGAGCAGAACAAGATCAAGCAGAAGGCCGCCGAGCTGGACGCCAGGCGCCAGGAGAAGTTCCTTGAACTGATGGACAAGTACAACGAATCGATGCGGCAGGCCCAGGAGCGGATGCCGCGGCCGTGGGATATGCCGGGAGCGAAGGAACGCGAGCGGGAGATGCACGACTTCCTGACGGAGCAGAACACGCTCGATTCTCTCCGGCGCAGGGGGGAGGCGAACCTCCCCGGCGGTATCGACGCGGGTCGATACCAGGAGCTGATGGACAAGCTCACGACGGTCCACAAGGAGAAGATGGCGCAGATCGAGGACACGACCTCCGTGGCCACGATGAGGATCGCGCAGCTCTGGGTTGACATGGCGCAGGGCATGGAGTCGCAGTTCAGCGGGATCTTCATGGACACCTTCAAGGGAAGTTTGAAATCCCTGTCGGACTATTTCAATAACTTCGCCGACCTGATCGCCGCGTCTTTCAGTCGTGCGATGGCGAACATGCTCACCGAGTGGATCCAGACGCAGGCCCGGATGAAAACAGAGGGCGGCCTGATGAACACGATCGGGAAGTGGATCGGCGGGGCCCTCGGCGGAGGGGGAACTCCCTACATCACCGAGAACGCGAAGGGGAACGTATTCGATGGCCCCCGCCTGTTCCGATTTTCCAAAGGCGTGGGTATGCTTGGGGAGGCCGGTCCGGAGGGAATCTTGCCTCTGAAACGAACCTCGCGAGGCGATTTGGGCGTGCAAGTCGCTGGAGACGGGGGATCGGGTAACGTGCAGGTGCAAATCATCAATGAATCCGGGCAGAGGATGGCGGTGACCAAGAGTGCCGCGAAATTAGACGGTCAGGCGTTGGTCGTGACGGCGTGGCTCGACGCATATAACCGGAACAGTTACGGACTAAGAACGGCTATGGGGAGATGATATGGCAGACTGGCCGGTAAACTCAATCGGGCCTCCGTCCTACGGGATGACGGACGACTTCTATCGCGCACAGGTGAAGTCCGAGTTCGAGGCGGGGTACGTCCAATCCCGGCCCACGGCGACCCGTGGAAGGCGACTATTCCAACTTGAGTGGTCCATCCTGTCGGATTCCAAATTCGAGACCATGAAATCATTTGTCAACTCCAACATGGGGAGCACGTTCACCATGTCCCATGCGGTGACGGGAGAGTATATGAACCTTCGATTCAGCGACGGGTATCTCCGGTCGAAAATCGTTGCTCCCGGTTTCCGTGCGGTGACAATCTCGGTCGAGGAAGCATAAATGCCCCAGACATTAAGTTCAATCGCGATCACCGAGAAGAACAAACTTGGCACGGACAGCGTATTTGTCGCGTTCTTGGAGGCAACAATCCCCGGGGTTGGCACTCCCCTGAGAGTCGCGTCAAATACCGAGAACGTGGTTTGGCCCACGGGAGTCGGAACGACGTGGACGGCGTTCCCGTTTGAATTGGGAGACATATCTGAGGACGGGAGGGGGGAGGTCCCCTCGTTGTCCATCAAGATAGGCAACGAAAGCCGCGTCATGGAACAGTACATCCAAGCATATGATCTCTACTGCAAGACGAACGGGTACTCTCCAATCACCTGTGTTATCTACATCGTCAACACGAAGAATCTCGCGAGCGGAACCCCGGAGACGCAACATGTCTTCGATCTGGACAAGATTACAACCGACTCGAAATGGGCCACGTTCACCATCGGGGCAAGCAACCCGTGGAGGAAGCGTGTCCCGCTGAACCGCGTACTCAGGAATCAATGCCGTTGGGTGTTCAAGTCTACCCAGTGTGGATACTCCGGGGCGACCGCCACTTGCGGAAAAACTCTTTCCGCTTGCCGAGCGATGTCGGGGGGATCGAACTCAGTAAGGTTCGGAGGGTTCCCGGGCATCGGGAGCACGGGGATAAAACTTGGGGATGTATAGCGACCTCGTAGGGATCAGGTTCTCGGACAGGGGGAGAGATCCCTCGGTGGGGGTTGACTGTTGGGGGCTTATCATGCTCGCCATGAAAAAGAATTCCATCGACATACAGGACTTCCGTGTTTCGTGCTACTCGACGGTTGACATACACGGAGAGTTTTCCCTCGCTGTCGGAGGATGGACAAAGACAGACACGATGGAAGAGGGAGACGTGGTCGCGATGGCGATAGACCCCAATTACCCTGACGTTGTGCAACACTTCGGATACGCCGTAGACGATACGCGTATTCTTCACACGATGGCGAAGATGGGATCAGTAATTATGCGGATCAACCACCCGTTCATAAAACACAGGATCCGGGGGTACTACCGTTGGACCGAGTAATCGTAACCTGCGTATATAATCCATTCGACGCTTTCTATTCAAGGAAAACCGTCCTGTGCACTCCGGACTTACCCGTAAAGGAGTATCTCGCTGATTTCTTCACGGGAGATATCCGGGATGGGTACGAACTCGCCGTAGCGATCAATGGGGAGGAACAGGCCGGAAACGATTATGCGGAAAGGATATTGCTCGCGGGAGATTCCGTGGCGTTCTGCGTTGTCCCGCAAGGAAGCGGGGGCGGCAAGAACGTGGGCCGCGTCGTTGCCATGCTCGCGCTCGTCGCAATCACCATAGCCACCTATGGTGCTACCTCAGATGCACTTATAGGGTACGGTGGGGCTTTTGCAGAAGTTGGAGCGACAGGACTTGTACAAGGCACTCTGCTTACGAACGTCATCGCGGGAACGCTTGCGGCGGGTGTTGGCATCGCAGGACAAATGTTAATTAACTCCCTTTTGCCGTATCAGGTTCCGGATGCGGCGGCGGTGGGGGCAAGCACGAACTACGCGTGGGATTCGGGTCCGAACAGCACGGCGCAAGGCGTACCTGTTCCTATTCTTTACGGGTTGCGGAAAGTCATTCCTCCGATCATCTCGAAGTACATCGACACGACAGTCGGGGGGAACAAGCAGTACCTTGGGGTTCTTTACTCCTTGTGCGAGGGGGAAATTGTCGACATACCCCTGGCGAGCGCAACCCCCGGCGCATCGCTCTTGGATAAAGTTGAAATAAACGGAACGCCCGCAAGCCAGATAACTACCGATTTCGTCGATTTGTCCTTGCGGGTAGGGAAGAATTCATCAACGGAACAGCCCTTGATACAAGGGTTCGAGAACACATGGTCGGAAACCGCCGTAGGGGTGAAGTTGGTATCGAATACCAACTGGATCACGAGAAGGACTACCGGGGACGCAGTTCAGTACCTAAATTTCTGCTTAGTGGCCCCCGGAGGTCTCGGGACTCTCGGGGCAGGCGGGGCGTTGTCTCTCTGCACCGTCGGCGTGAAAGTCGAAATCCGCAAGGTACCGGAATCCGGGGCATGGACCCGCGTTCAAGGGTACACGAAGGTTCCGCTGAACGTCGCGGTCGCACATTGGTCGGGTGGATTCTTTTATCAAATCTACAACGTCATCAACGGAAAAACATACAACAACTGGCTTGAGTTGGAGGATCACGGGACAACAGGACATTACGAAGGAGAAAAGTATTACCCGACAGTGATGGACGGAGAATTTCCTAACAAGGTCTACATATACCACTGGCTCGCCGTCGGCACCGGGCCGGGTTATCCGGACGCGGGCGGGTATTGGCAGTGGTCGACGGTCGCCCAAGATCACATAGATATAAGCGGTGGACAAACGGCGGCGATTCGCAGAGGATTTTGCTATCCCGTTCCCGTCGGACAATACGACGTTAGGATGCAACTTGAAGTCCCTTACCAAACGACAACTACCACTGTTGCCGACGTGTATTGGGAGTCCCTCGGGGAAGCCATCCCGGATGATTTCATCTATCCAAATACTGCGTTGCTCGGTTTACATGCCTTGGCTACCGATCAACTTTCCGGTGGGATGCCGACAGTCTCAATCGTCATCGACCGTGGGAACATCACGCTACCATATTTCGGAAGTAAGCCCTCAAACAACCCCGCGTGGGCGTGTGTTGACCTACTGACGAATGATCGCTACGGAGCCGGGGTGGACATCAGCAAGATAGATATCCCCGCGTTCGAGGCGTGGGCGACATTCTGTACCGCCAACACAAAGACCGTAAACATCTATCTCGACACAGCGGTTTCCATGAGGTCCGCTCTCGACTCCATCGCCTCGCTCGGGCGCGGGGTCGTCGTACAAATAGGGAGCAAGTACACGGTACTCGTGGACAAACTTGAATCCGCTCCGGTGCAGAGTTTCCTGTTCACCGTTGGCAATATCGTCTCCGACTCGTTCAGGGAGGAATGGCTTTCGTTCTCGGATCGCGCCAACTGTGTTGAGGTCGAGTACTACGATGAGGACATAGGTTGGGAAAGGACCGCATTGACGGTCTACGCCGCCGACTTCGACACGACCACCGAGCCGGTCAAGACGGCGAGCGTCATCCTGTACGGTTGCACGAACCGGGACATGGCGGCGAAGCACGGGAAATTCTTCCTCAACTGCAATCGTTACATAACCCTCACCGCATCGTGGGATTGCGACGTGGACGCGCTCGCCTGTTTCCCGGGCGACCTCGTGCAAGTGCAACACGATCTTCCACAATGGGCCGAGGGTGGGCGGGTCGTGTCAGCAACGTCGAATACTATCGTTGTA